TAGAGTGAGAAGTGTTAGTTGGCAGATGTTAATGTAATTCGGTTAATCTCATCTTCAATACATTCTGCAATCTGTTCAAAAATATAATCACCTTCATGAACTTCGGTTAATACTTTTCCAGTAATCTCTTCGGAATAATATACTTCGTCACCATCATCATTCATCGTCAGTACATCATTAGCAGAGAACACCCAATATGCTACAGGTGCATCTTCTCCCTGTTCTTTGATCATACTATCGACACGATCTTTGAGTTGTTTGAGAGTGTAGTTCATGATTAGAGTGAGTAAGTGTTAGTTAGTGGGGAAGTTGGCGCAGACAGCATCACATAGCATACGAATTACATCATCTTTGTATTCGACTTCTCCAAAGTTTGATTCAATAATGTTTTCAATGTCCTCCATTAGTTGTTCTCTTTGTGATAACATTTCGAGTTGATTGTTCATTTGAAGAGTGTGAAGATAAGTCTTAATCAGTGACATAATCACCAACGAGTTTGAATCAGTGCAGAATTGAAAAGTTGTGGTTCTGTATGAAGATCAGTCACTTCATAGTTGTAACCTTCAACACGATTATCAACCTCTTTCTCAAATGATTCTTTGTTGATGTAGGACTTAGATTGCATGTCATTAGCAAATGTAACTGTCTTGTACATTAGACGCTCGCTGATACTTCCATCAGCATATTTGACGGGGTAGAAGTCAACAACCATGTTTCCGTGCTGTGCTGTGAGTTGCATTGGGTTGGGTCCGTTTCTTTGACTCTCTTATAATACACGAAAACAAGAGCAGCACAACCGGGGCTGTGCCACTTCCTGAACTGTCATGGGATGGGATTTACTGATAATATTTTTGCTTTAGGATTACGTGCTGTTGCTGTTTCTTTTGCATCCTGATAATTACTGGCATAAACTTCCTCCTTGAAAACTGTGCCACCAACATACAACTTTACTTCCCACTTCATACTGCTAATGCCTCATCGAATGAACGAATTGATCCTCTCCATGCTTGCATTGTTTTACGAGAGTTGATGTAATCCCATCCAGCATCTTCGGCATCAGTGTAACGAACATACTTTTGACGGAATGTTTTATAGTGATGACGAATGACTCCATCATCTCCTCTGCTGCTGGATGAATACACCCATACATTGTAATCGTACTTACCCAAATTGACCTGAACTGGTGAATGATTACTACCTTTTTTGATCATGATACAGGAATGAGTTTAGTGGATGAAATGATTAACAAGAACGCAAGCATGATTACCACGTCCCACGATTTTGTTCTGATGAAGAATGGCACTGAGATAGCATCACCAACAAACTGCATAATCACTCCCAATGATAGATTCACATGGAGAATGATGAAATATGCAGTGACCACAAGAAACGATCCTATGATTCTGCCAGCGGTGTCAATCTTCATCGTACATAAAGGAATGAACCGTAAGGATCTACGATTTCAGGGTTATCAACTAACTGCTCAATCTGGAATCGAATACCTTTCGCAGGTGCTTTAAATGATGCTGGTTTGTAACATGCACCAGACTCTTTGTCGATGAACATAAACACACCGTTATTTGAAAAACTACCATCAGCATGAACCCTGAATTGATTCGCTTTGATGTATTTTTTACCTACACTATATTCTAACTTAGAATATGAAGTGCGTCCTGATTCAGTTGCATTAACTTTCCATTCGTTGTTAACAACTTCAAGTAAACATTCGGTGAGATATTCGGTTTTGTGTTGTGGAGCGCAGAAAGTCATAATAAAATTTTTGTGATGGATGTTGGAATAAATTGCGTTCAGAAAGGGTTGCTCCATGATTCATATTGCTTCATGGTGATGTAGTTTTGCTTACAAAGTGAGTCAGTAAAGTATGACCATTCTTCACGCTTTGCAATAGAATCACCTTTTAGGTTTGGATTTGATAGAGTGGCACACTTCCAGTTGTAACGGAATTGCTCTAGAACTGCTGCTTTAGTGAATCGCATTGGGTTGAGTTGGTTGTTTTCCTTTGACTCTTTAATAATACACGATTTTGGGGTGAGATCAACCGGTATTAGACCAGTTCGCCAACTGGTTTGCCTTGATTGGTGGTATGCTGTGCCATCCCTGCTGTTCTGTCTTGAGAACCCTGACCACCACTAGAGCAAAGACCTGTTTTTTCCATAATTCTATCGAGAATAGGTGTTACGTCATCCCCGACGCTCTCGTTATGGAAAAAACACTAAGTATCATCCATGATTCTCCATAAACTCATCAAGAGTATAACCTTCTCCGGTTGATGTTTCTTCGATTAGTTCTTCAATGGTGAGTGATTCCATCTCTTTACGATATTCTTCTGGTGTTGGATCTTGTGGATCGTAGTCATCGTGGCAGAGGTAATCCCACTCATGAACAAGTGCATCAATCAGTTGTTCTTTGGTGTAATTAGACATTAGCAAATCTCCCGTTGTTGAAGTTTGCATAAGAGAATTGCTCTCGGTTGACGAGTTTGAACATACCAAATCCATTGGTCTTGACATAACCCTCACCACGACATTGACGGTTGCCAATGTATGCACTAGGTCCGTTGTTTCTCATCAAGAACAACACGTCATCTTTGATAGATTTGATCAAAAACCAGTAACTAATCAAACGGGAGTTGTTGAATGTTTCTGGCACAACTTCACGACCTTCACGAATACATTTGTTCAGTGCTACTTGAAGTTCTGCTGCTTCTTTCTTGTCAGCAAATGTTACCATCTGTGCCATCTGACGGGCAAAGCCCACAATCTCATCAAAATCTTCATCGACTTGCCAACACTCAGGTTGAACAAACTTACACGACTCAGTATCTTCAAAGATCTCCATATCTACCATGTCATTGATGACATAGGCGTCTTTCAATTCGCCATCAGTCGCATACAATGTGTGCGGTGCGACGATGATATTCTGATCGATAACATCATCAAAAACATATGTTATCGTGTTAGGTGTATAAGTATCATCGCCGCCAAAACCAATAAAATCACATTGTATAATACCGGGGAAAGAAGGGAGGCAATCAAAACAATGATGCAGAATTTCAGCAACTGCCCCAGTGTGATTTTGCTCAATTTCTTGATGACTTTCATTGATTTTAATTTTAACTTTGTTGAACACCGATTTTGTTCCCACGAAGAACTTACCTGTCGCAGGATTCGTGCCCCAAACGATTGCAGGCGCACCATCAATTTTTGCAGAGATTTCACCATCAGAAAGGAACCAATCAAGAACAGAAAGATCACCCGTCAGAATAGAATCTTCAGGGTGCTCAAGGTGTGTGTTTTTCATACTGTTAGTATGGCACGGAACAAGGAGCAAATCAAGCGATAGTGGACAGTTCAATCAACTGTCACATGAACGCTTCCAATCCGACAGGTTCCCCGAAAGAATAATCATATTCTAAGGCATTTACACACACAAAATGTGGATGATCAACCGAAACACCTAGTCTATTGCACATTTCTGCATGATTATCTCCCATAAGTTCTACTCCATAGATCATATTATCGTTGATGTGTGATAAAGAGTGATATTTCAATAATTCTATCTGCAATGCCAGTAGGAAGTTCCCAGACCCTGCCGAGTTGTCAATAAATGTGCTTTTAGGATTTTTCAGGGTAGATTCAGGAATGTCTGATACCATAGAGGCACAAAGTTCTGCCGGTGTGAATACCTCACCAGTTTCACCAATTCTTTCATCAGACCTTTCAATGTCTGACCCTACGTTTTCATTATGCTTATTCTTTTTAGACATAAAAAAGAGACAGAATACTGCCTCAATGATAGCATATTAGAGAGTGAAATTCAAGCGCGAATCAGTGCAAGAAGAGCATCAAGTTTTGAATCGACAGAATCACAGAATCGCTCAGAATCAATCTCCTGAGCAACCTGAATAACAAGGTCGGTGAGATGGTATGATCCAGACTGACCGGGTTTTGTGTTATCAAGGTTTTCAAGCAAACATGCTTGAAACATAATGCTGTCACCAGTGTGCTTGCTGTTGGGAAATTGCTGCTGAAATGCTTCACGAACAAATAATCGATTGTCG